GAAGCCGCATGACCGCCATGCGTTGTCCAACAAGTTAATCACAGATGCTTTGAAGCGAGGAGATGTATAATGGCATTTTTATATAAAGGTACAGACGATTGGTCTGGGGTTAAGTGGTGTGTTCGGACGGTGTACTGGCACGACAGCTATGGCATCAATGATATGCTGACCTATGGCGGTGACTATAACCCAGATGAAAGCCCCGAAAATCCTATGGTTGAATTTTATGACATGGATTCACTGATTGCTAACACAGAGACAGGTGACGAGGGTCACGATGAGCGAATCAAGGAGCGGGGACAGTTTGTCAGCCGGTACTATTTGAGCACGTTGAACGGTACTGATCGGGCAACCTATGCATCTGCGCCACAGTTTGAAGACAACTGGGTTAATGGTTTGAACCTACATGGTGGCGAGGAACGCTGGTCAATATCTGGTGAGTTTTACACCAAGGCTATGCGGGCAGTGAACGCTGACTTTGAAGAGTGGAAAGAAAACTGGATGCTGGAGCATGAGGAGATCGAAGATGCCAAAGTTTAAGGTTTATATCACTGTTTACCATGCGATAGATATCGAAGCAGAGAACAAGTCCAAAGCTTTGGATGAGGCTGAACAGGAAATATGGGACGATCATATTAAGGATGTGGTCATTGATGTTGAGGAGGTTGACAATGATAATTCTTGAATTAACTCGTGTGTGTAAGAATTCGGGTCGCGAAGAGGAAAAGATTTTCCTGACTGGTAATACGTTCGCCGTGACAAAAGAGCATCGCAGATGGGGCAAGTTTGAACGCGACATATGTGTCGTGGACAATGGAACTAGTAACAATGGTGGTTACTGGGTAGCCGATTCGTATGAACGAATTTGCGAGAGTATTAAATATCAAGATTTGCATAGCAATTGAGAGGAGCAAAGTAATGTCTAACGGTAAGAGAATAACTAGGGATATGCGTATTAAGCTTTTAGATATGCACAACAATCTGAAGAATATGTGCAACATGATCGAAGAGACTTCAGACTGTAATATTTCTGACGTTAGGAATCTGCGTCAAGCTGTCGATACGCTGAAGGAAGAGTTCTGTTTCGCCCCGCCTACAAGACAGGGTTATTACTGGGCTAACTATGTGTTGGAAGAGGATGTTATTAAGGAAGAGGAGGTCGAAGAAAATGACTGAGTGGGTTTCTGTTGATGATCGTATGCCGGAGAAAGATAAATCGGTGGAGTATAAAGCTACAGTGATGGAAGGTCATCGTGATGAGTCTGTTATCCAAGGTGTTGGAAAGTTTGTCGGCTGCTATGTAGATAGCGAAGGCGAAGAGTGGGAAGCCATGCATATGTTTGTTAATGATACCCACGGCGGTTGGTTGACTGGTGATGTTCAATTCTGGAGAGAGATTAATGAATGAGATAGGTGGGGTGGTGTTGGCGTGCATGGGTACGCTGACACCAGTAGAGGTACACTTGGATATATGGTCTAGCCATGAGTACCTGTCTGCCTGTCATGTAGCAAAAACAGAACGTGGCTTTGATTATCCTAGTCAGGAATGCTTTTGTATTGATGTAAGAGATATTATGAAGGGAGATAAATGATGATTGATTTAGCAAAGCACGGGAGTCCAATGGATCGTGGAGCAGCGGACAGGTATTATGGTCGAAGCTATGATCCGCATTGGTGGCCTGAAGGCACAAACAAAGGTTCAAAGGTCGCGCTTCAAGACATGAGCGTTGATGAGATCTGCGCCTATACCAAGGGATTTAACGAAGAGGAAGACAGGAAGGACTGGGGATGATCTATTCATGGGTTAATTTTACAGTTGCGCCTAAGAAAATTTTGGATGAGGGTGCGCGGCACAGAAAAGCAATAAACCATTTCGCTGAAAATTTGTCAGCGGATTACAAAAATTACAAACCACTTGATGGTTATCGGCATAAACGATTTCAAAATCCTAAAGGCTATTCAATACCAAAGGTGGGGTCTGAGATTTCATATAAGGGTGAATTCTTAACTGTGTTGGCTAAAGATAAAATGAACACTTCTTGTGGGTATGGTGTTGTAAATGTTTTGTATGCCAGCCACGGTAAAGACCCTGACTCAAAGACGGCTAAAAAGTTTCATTGGGATATCTGGGATAAACAAACCGGATTCGTTAGGAGAAAGAAAAAATGGGTAAAGTAAAAGCAATGGCTATGCAGTTGGAAGAGGATTTTCTTGACACTGCATCAAGTTTGATTGAAGGTTGTGAGACGTATGATGAATTTGTTGGCAAAACAGAGCCGCATTTTCAAAAGCTTGTGCACATGGATATGAATGAGATCCATGACATGGTGGCAGAAGCGTGGAGCGAACACTGGAGTAAGTATGTTTGATCCTATTCAAAAAGGTGATGGAACATTAGCTAGGTATTTAGAGGCAGGCAAATGCCCTAAGTGTAAGACGATTTTGCCCGAACCTGAAGAGGGTCAGAAGTACATACAGTGTATTGTTTGTGGGTTACAGATTAGTAAGGATACATAAAAGTTACTGGGGAGCGGCATTTCTCCTCTAAAGGACGACAGAGACAGCGTCCTAAAAGCCACAGATGCCGGCAAGTCCTTTGCCCCGCGTCTTACAATTCATGGAGGGCTTATCACCGGTCAAGCTGTGCCGCTTTAAATGGATAAGCAGCAAATTTGTGGAATGTCTCAATAATTTTAACGGAGGAAGATTCATGGGTAAGAAGTATATGCCGAACACTTACGAGGTAAGTATGGTGGTTGAGTTTAAAATATTTAAGCAGGTGAGGGCTTGCAATGATCAGCAAGCTAGACTCATAGCCTTTAAAAGACAAAAGAGCAAGAACGAGACTTTGGAAAAGCAGGGGTATATCTCTACAGACTTGGAAGTAATTGATGCAGTGCTTGTAAAGGAGCCCTTGTTCATTGGTAATATATCTCCTTACTTGAGGTCCTCACGATGATTAAGGATAAAGAGATCTTAGAAAAGGAGCAGGTCATGGTTTGTGCTACTCACTGTCCTCGCTGCCACACCGTGTTACGAACAATATTCGTTCATGGGCACGAGCAATGTACAACGTGCCACGCTATTGTAGAAGACTGCTGTCAAGGGGCCCCCGTATGAGTGATAAAAGCAATATTATATCTTTCCCGATTCACAGGGTTGAGCGAACCAAAGAACCTGTCCCCACAGTTTGTGAGATAGCAGGAGAAGTATTCAAGGATATTATAATAATGGGTGAGAACCATGAGGGCGCAATTCAAATGATTACCACAGTTTCAGACCCTGCTGATATATTGTGGTACATGGAAGCAGCTAGATTTGGTATTATGGCAGGGAGCGTAGAAGATGAGTAACAAAGATGATCCAAAAGAATTACACAGTGAATCTGACGATAACATCATCCCATTTCCCCAACCATCCGCATCTGGCGGTGTTGGTAGCGAAGAGGATGTGGCAGATGAATCACCACCCCACTTCTATTTCGTCCCTGACTGGGATACCGATGGAGATGATTCCCCAGCTTAGTAAGTTGGAGGGCTGGGTTAGAGTTCCAAGGAGATGTTGGACTACCAATTATCATGGGCCTTTTTTGACCAGTGCAGAGCAGCAAGAGTTAATGAAAGGGCAACGGTTTGAAGACGATCCAGTTGCCGTTAGACAGAGGGAAGCAACTTATATTTCCAGACAGTTTCCGGCAGGGACAATGTCTTCGGGGTTGGGGTGGCTTTAATAGAAACATGTTCAATTACAAGACGCAGCCTTACGAGCATCAACATGAGGCTTTAGTAAGAAGTCACGACAAAACTAATTTCGCTTATTTTATGGAGATGGGTTGTGGTAAGTCAAAAGTACTCATCGACAACATCGTATGGCTATATGAAAAGAATAGGATCGATACGGCCATTGTGGTTGCACCAAAGGGCGTTTACAGAAATTGGGAAACATCAGAGATACCAGCCCACTTTCCCGAACAGATTCCACATGAGGTATATGTATGGAATCCGAATCCCAACAAAGCCACTGCCAAGAGACTTTCAAGTGCCGTGCAGGAGCGTAGTGTCCTCCGCATATTGCTGGTTAATGTGGAGGGTTTCGCAACACCAAAGGTGCAAAAATACTTGGATCTTTTCACACAAGGCAGTTCGTTCATACTTGCAATTGACGAGTCCACTACAATCAAAAATCCCAAAGCCAAAAGAACTAAGGCGCTGGTCACACTTGGTGGAAAGGCGACATTTAGAAGGATCTTAACCGGATCACCCGTAACAAAATCGCCTCTTGATCTTTTTTCTCAGTGTGAGTTCTTAAGCAAAAAGCTTTTGGGGTTTCAGTCTTACTGGTCTTTTCAAAACAGATACGCCATGACTCGTACTCAACGTATGGGCAATCATACTTTTCAACAGATAATAGGATATAGGAATTTGCCTGAACTAACAGACAAGCTTGGAACCTTTTCATACAGAGTAACCAAAGATGAAGCTTTGGATCTACCAGACAAGATATACACAACCAGAGAGGTCGCCCTGACAGAAGATCAGGCAAGACACTACAATAGTTTAAAGTCTGCAGCAGTTGCTCTGTTGGAAGATGGAGAGCTAGTGACTGCTTCTGAGGTAATGACAAAACTGTTACGAATGCAGCAAGTATTGTGCGGCCACATAAGAACAGATGACGGGGACTTGGTGGAGATAAAAAACAATCGTATTCAATCGATGTTGGACACCATTGACGAGATGTCAGGCAAGGTAATCATTTGGTCCCGATTTAGATATGACATAAAGAAGATCGTGGAGACTCTCAAAAAAGTACATGGACCGGGGAGCGTGGTAAGTTATTTTGGGGACACTACAGATGAAGAGCGTCAAGAGGCAATCAGGTCATTTCAGTACGGGGAGGCACGGTTCTTTGTGGGTAATCCACAAACGGCAGGTTATGGCCTGACACTTACGGCAGCTAACAATGTTATTTATTACGCCAATGACTATAACCTAGAAACAAGGATGCAATCAGAAGACAGGTGCCATCGTATAGGACAGGATTCTAGTGTTCTGTATGTGGATTTAGTGACCCCGGGCACGGTTGATATAAACATCGCCAAGGCACTACAGCAGAAGATTAATCTTGCGGGGGCGACTCTAGGTGAAGAAGTGAAGAAATGGCTGCAGGTTTAACCCCTTTGAATTGTCGGTTGCCTGCGTTCTGTATGGAGGTCTGCTTTACGTTAAACTGGTGTGGGTATAGGTGGCATTCATTTGTATCTATGTCCACATATAATAGCCTGACACCCAGCTTCTTTTGTTTGGTTTCTAGGACTCGACTGATGATGCTTCCGTCTTCTCTACGACTGGCCTTCTTAACATCAAAGAAGAACCACTCGCCTTTGGGAGAAAGAGCAACAATGTCAATGGGGCCTTGTTCCATAGTTTGTGTGTAAGTGTAGCAGCCCTGAGACAGGAGCCAATCGACTGCGATAAGTTCACAGCGTTTGCCTTCTACATTACGATAGTTGGGTTTTTTCATAAAAAATCCTTTTAAATCCCAGCCTTTTGATGTAGTATTTCACAGGCTCTTAACTAAGACAAGGAATAAAAATGGACAATGCTAAATACAAATCAGTGGCTGTGCCTAATCAGGTCCACAAGGTTTTAAAACATCTTTCGCACCTAGAGGGGCGCACGATGGGGGGTCAAATGTCACATATTGTACGGGAGTACAATGCTGCTGTGCGTGGGCACGGAGACGCTGAAGCGTTTGGCAAACACCTTGAAAAAATAAAAATGGTTGACACGATATCAGCAAGCAAGTAGAACGAAAGACCAATCCCGAAGGGGATAAACTTTAAACATGGAGCATGAACGATGAACGATGTGTTTTCGTTATTTGAAGAAGAGGCTGCTAACGCCAAAGCATTTGACAAAGTTAGCGAAGGAAGTACAACCCGCCTATCCCGTTTGATAAGAAAATCGCAATCCTTAAACGATGAGATTCAACAAGCGGATAGTTTTCTTAAAGACCTTAAGGCCAAGAAAAAAACCGTTGATGAGGAGGATATACCCTCATTGATGGAGGAACTTGGCGTGGAAAGCTTAACAGTTGATGGTAACAAAATCACTGTTGAGAAGTATGTGTCTGCGCGTATACCAGATGACCGTAAGGAAGATGCTTATAACTTCCTACGCTCTATCGGGGAAGCTGACATAATTAAAAATGATGTTGTAGTTACGTTTGGTATGGGCCAAGACAATATGGCTGGTGCTGTACTTGACGATCTACGGGGTCAAGGTCTTGAGCCAAATCAGAAAACTCACATCCACCCTATGACTCTTCGGTCTTGGGTAAAAAATCGTATTGAATCTAAACAAGACATCGACTACGACACCTTCGGTGTTTATGTAGGCAATCGCGCTATTATTAAGAAGGGATAATCGAAATGGCTAACACAGCAGTAACAGAAGCAAAAACAACAAGCCTCGTACCAGATGGTTTAATGGATATTTTTGAAGAGAATGCTGGTGCAGGGTTACAAAATATTGGTGCAGATCAAATGCAGATACCTTTCATAAGGATCTTGCAGGCTCTGTCCCCACAGTTAAACAAGGATAAGCCTGAGTACATTAAGGGCGCTTCACAAGGTGACATTTTTAATACTGTGACTGGTGAAATCTACCCTGAAGACACAGGTATTACTGTGATCCCTGTTGCGTTTGAAATGAAGTACCTTGAGTTCGTTCCTAGATCACAAGGCGGTGGTTTAGTGGGAGAGATCCCTGCTAGCAGCCCTGATCTGGACAACACGCAGAGGGACGGGCCCTCAGAGGTCCTGCCTTCCGGCAACGAGTTGGTTCGTTGTCACCAGAATTTGGTAATGGTCTACAACCCAGAAACTGAAGGCTGTTCGCCTGCGGTTCTGGATATGAAAAAGACACAGATAAAGGTGTCCAAGAAGTGGAATGCCCAGCGCACTAATATAGAAGTGATGGGAAAGAACGGTTCTTTTACCCTGCCTATTTATGGCACGGCTTGGAACATCACAACTGTGTCCGAAAGCAATGACCAAGGCACATGGTATAATTTCCGTATTGCACGGGAAACAGAAGTCTCCAAAGCTTTGGCTGCTTGTATGATGAAAGCCAAAGAGATGGCGGACAGCTTCCAAAAAGGAGAGATTAAAACGGCGGCAGGCACATCCGACGAGATGCAGCAAGCCAAAAAGACTGACGACATCCCGTTTTAACCAGTTGGGGCGGCAGTTTCAGTAGCATTTTAAGAAGACATCAATCACCGTCTTAACTTGCTCTCTTATTCGGAAGGTTACTGTCGCCTCATTCTTTTTGGAGACTACCATGACCCTAGCGGAAAGGTTCATGGCAGCGTTTGCCGGCTTCGGTGCTGCACATGGACGTACAGATATATCAGAAGAAAGAAGAGCCGGTAAAACAAAAGCAAAGTCCTATGTTGTCAGAAACCCTCTGACTGTAGAGCTTGTGCAATCACATCTCGACGGCAAGACTGGTGTCGGGTCAATACCAATCAATGAAGATAACAGGTGCAAGTTCGGAGCCCTTGATATTGATGTGTATCCTTTGGATCACGTTTTTCTTATCAAGCAGCTTGCCGAAAACAATGTACCGTGTATCGTGTGCCGTTCTAAATCAGGCGGGGCGCATGTATTCTTTTTCTTTAAGGAGTGGATGAGTGCAGGAGAATTTAGAGACAAGGCTGCAGAAATTTCGGCAATGTTGGGACACGGTAAGTGCGAGATATTCCCGAAGCAGGAACAGGTTCTCGTCGAGCGTGGTGATGTTGGGAACTTTATTAACCTTCCGTACTTTGATTCGGAACAGACGATGCGTCCGGCGATTCTACCAGACGGCGACGGGGCCACGCTAGAAGCCTTCTTAGAAATGGTTGACAAAGTCAGTGTTGACCCAGAAGAATTTAGAAAGCTACCTATAGGTGGCGAGGTTAACTTATACCCTGACTACATCCCTTGTGTTCGCTCCAAGCTTATGCTCGGTGTGGGTGAGGGAGAGAGAAACAAGTTTGCATTCCAGCTTGGAATCTTTCTAAAAAAATATGACGAGGTAAATTGGAAGTCTCTTTTAGAGCAGCACAACGCCAAAGACTTCAAGCCTCCTTTGCCTGCCTCAGAAATTGTTACCATTCAAAACCAAGTAGAGAAAAAAGAGTGGGGGTATCTTTGCAGTGAAGAGCCTATGGCATCTTATTGCAATAAAAATGTCTGCCGCACAATGAAGTTCGGTATTGGTTCCGGGGGTGCAATGCCTACGATCAGTGGGCTATCCGTGGTTATGTCAGAGCCCCGCCTTTGGTTCTTGGATATTGATGGACGCAGGCTTGAGCTAATAACAGACGAGCTACAGAACCCACGCTTGTTCCAGCGTTCTTGTATGGAGCAGTTGAACTTCATGCCTGAAAGGGCGAAGGACGCAGACTGGCAGTGCTTGATTAACAGTCTCATGGATAACTGTAATCAGATAGAAGTCCCTGAAGAGTTAACATACAAAGGTCAGTTCTTAGAACTTTTAGACAGCTACTGTAATGGTCGCGTTCAAGCGCAAACAGTAGAGGAGATTATGCTTGGTAAACCTTACACGGATGCAGAAGAGCAACTGACTTATTTTCGTCTTGACTCATTGATGGAGTTCATGCGCCAGAAAAAGTTTGACAGCTACACACGGGCACAAGTTCAAGAGAGAGTTAAAGAGATGAACGAAGGTTTAGAAGCACATGGTGTTAAGAGGTTTAAGACATCAAGCGGCAAGTGGAAATCTGTTAGAGTATGGTGGGTCCCTGAGTTTGCTGCAGAGGTTGTAACTCCTGAAGTTAAAATTGAAGCTTCGGAGGTGCCCTTCTAATGGAAACAACTATTTTTGGTCCGCCGGGAACAGGCAAAACTACAAAACTTATTAGCATTGTTAAGGATGCAATAGCTGACGGCATGGATCCCACACGCATAGCGTTCATGTCCTTTAGTAAGAAGGCAGCAGAGGAAGCCAAGCAAAGAGCCTTGGCAGAACTACCTGTAGATGAGCAATCGCTCTTGTGGTTTCGTACCTTACATTCGCTTGCATTCAATTGGCTGGGCATGAGATCGCAGGACGTATTCAAGGGCAGAGACTACAACGAACTAGGTAAGCTAGTGGGCCTAGAGTTCATGGCTAACGCATCTAACAACATGTCAGAAGGCGTGCTTTTTATTCCGGGATCGGGCGGGGACAAGTACCTGTCTATGATTCAGATGGCTAGAGTTCGCGAGGTTAGTTTGGAGCAGCAGTTCAACGACAGCGCAGACTACCATCTTCATTACCAGCAGTTGACAACTTTAGCCAAAGCTTATGAAGACTACAAAAAACAGATAGGTAAGCGTGACTTTGTGGACATGATCGAAGATTTTATCGATCAAGGCACAGGTCCCAAGTACGATCTTTTGATTATAGATGAAGCACAAGACCTAGCGCCGCTGCAATGGAGGATGGTTAAGGAGGTCTTGGTCCCTAACTCTAAAAGAGTTTATTACGCTGGTGATGACGATCAGTGTATATATTCTTGGATGGGGGTCCGTGTATCAGACTTCTTAAACGCTAGCGACCACAAGATGGTGCTTGATAAATCATATCGTGTACCATTGTCCGTGCATAATTTTTCAAACGATTTGATTAAGCGAGTCACTACCAGACAAGACAAGGTTTGGCAACCCACAGAAAGGCAAGGGAACCTTTCTTGGCACCGTGATATAATGGAATTGGACTTGGAGAATGGTGAATGGCTAATCCTAGCAAGGACAAACTACATTGCGAATAAGATCGCCGCCCAGTTAAAAGACGATGGTTATTTATTCTGGAGAGAAGGGGCCGGCTGGTCTTTATCTCAGAACGTCTTAAACGGTATTGAGGTGTGGTTAAAATTATGCAAAGGCTTTTCCTTATCAGCAGCAGAACTGAAGAACTTCTCGAAGCTACTCAACGGAAATGTTATTACGAAGTCTGGACGAAAAAACCTTTCATCCCTAGATCCAGATCTTTCCTACACTCTGGAAGACATCATCGACAAGTGCAATTTGAACGTGAATGCAGAGATGAAGTGGATGAATGTACTGAAAGTGTCAGACAAGGAGATAGGCTACATTACGTCGGTACGTCGGCGGGGGGAGCGATTACTATCTGGCAGTCCGAGGATACGGATATCGACGATTCACAAAGCAAAAGGTGGCGAGGCGGATAACGTCGCTCTCTTCTTAGATTCCACAAGAGCATGCACAGATAACCTTGACCAAGACAGTGAGGTCAGAGTTTTCTATGTTGGAGCTACTCGTGCCAAAGAGCATCTTCATTTAATTGAACCAACAGGATATTACGGATTTTCGATATGAACAGAGCAGAAATATTAGACACAGCCAAAAGTTATGTTACGCAGGACAGAGCAGCCCAGCATGGTGACATGGAAGATAATTTTAAAAACATTGAAACAGTTTGGTACTGGTGGGACAGTATAAAACCAGATGACCTACCTGTTGGTATGGACTGCGCTATTAAAATGACGTTACTAAAAATTGCTAGAATAGCATCGAATCCAGACCACCTAGATAATTGGGTAGACGGATGTGGGTATCTTGCTTGCGGAGGAGAATTGACAGATGACGTTAGTTAAAGAAGCCGATAAGTTTTTTTACAAAGCCGATGGTTTTGATGAAGCTGTTATAGGTATCGCGGAAAGATGCGGGGACCTGCAACAGGTGATTGCGTACGATGCGGAGAAGTGCATTGACATACTAATGGCTCAAGGGATGGACGAGGGAGATGCGATTGAGTTTTTTAATTTTAACGTAGCCGGTGCTTACGTTGGGCCAAGAACTCCTGTGTTTATTTTTAAACATTCATTGGAAGATATTGAGAGCTATTATGAGTGAGTCCTATCAGTATCACTTGCTGGCGCAAGATTTAAAAGATGTGGCTTGGGGTAAGACAGACAGCGACTGGTCACCTCCTTCCTCATTCCCAGACCTTTCTCAATACGAAAGAATTGCTGTTGACTTAGAGACAAGAGATCCAAACCTGTTGTCACTGGGTCCCGGATGGTGCCGAGATGATGGGTACATCATAGGAATTGCAGTAGCTGCAGGAGATAGCTCTTGGTACTTTCCTATAAAACATGACGCAGGAAATTTACCTAGGTCTTCGGTAATGAACTGGTTAAAGAAAACATTAGCAACCCCCAACATAGAAAAGGTAATGCACAATGCAATGTACG